TTCTGTTCCTGTTTCACTATACACTCCACAATAGGTATTAGCGTTACTTGTTTCTGTATCAAACCTTACTGCTCCGTCTCCATACTGAAACACCTCTTCGTCAAAGGATAGCTCTTCCGAGTCTCCTTGTAGCTGCCAACCAGTAGAGTCTTCTAAATCTGTAAACACATGGTAATTAACCGATACTCTAAAGTATCTGTCCGACTTGTCAAAAGCCTCAGAGTACTCGTTTAATACTTCTTGTAATGTTAAATCGTCAGTAGCTCGTATAGTTCCATTAGCCGATATAGTTCTTTCGTCTATTTTCTTATCCACAACAGTACTACCCTCGAATCTAGCGTTTCGTATCTTTTGTATAGAAGTAAAACTCCCTCTAAAATTAGAAAGTGTTTCCACCCCAAACTTCTTGTTACTTAGATTTTGACTCCCATACAGTATCAGATTCTTCATAGTAGGTTGTAATTAGCTAATCTATTTTGTCTTGCTGTCGCTTCGTTTACAGCTTCCAGTATTGTCGCTTTCAAGTTATCCACACCAGTTACAGGAGCGTTTACATTTATCACTATATCTCCTCCACCCATCATTCTGTTGGTGTCTTCTTTGTTGTATACATGGCTTCCTCTTGGTAAATTGACTAGCTCAGCACCTCTCTCTCCCACCATAGTCCAGCCGCCTGAGACTGCTCCACCCGTAGCACTTCTGTCTCCCCAGCCACCACCTCCAGATCCACCACCAGCTCTTCTCCAGTTAGGGAACAAAGACTCTAATGAGAAGAAGTCTCTAATGTTTTCTCCCATCATAGCCAAGTTATCTCTTAATATTTCAGCCCAGTTTTCAATCATATCCTTAAAGCTTGGCATTTCAAATATGTCATCCCAGTCTAGTCCAGCTTCAAAGTCTCCAAGTATCTTGTTCATATCTCCAATAGAAGCACCAAAGTCATCTACCATAAAATCATTAGCTTTAGCGTGTTCTCCCTTTTCTTTTTCTAGTTGTTCTTGTAATTCAGTTAATCTTTCTTCATGCTTTTCTTTTAGTATCTCTATCTCATCTTTGGCTTCTCCTATCTTAATCTTTTTAATATCTTCAGAGTGCTTTTCCAACATCTGCATATCCTTATCCAGTTGCTCTTGTAGTGCAGAAGTCTTTTCCTCAAAACTTTCCTTCGCAGCCTGATTCTCTTGGTCATACTGTTCTTTTAGCTTTGCTAGTTTCTCTTCTCCAGCAGCTCTTTCTTCCTCTATGGCTCTAAGAATCTGCTGTAACCTTTCATCTTTATTCTCGTCATCTAGTTGCTCTGTCTGTCTATAATACTCTTCTAGGCTCTTAATCTTGTCCTCTGTAGACTCTTCTATCTCACCCTTCTCTTCCTCGTATCCTTTGTCCCTTTCAGCCTGTTCCTCTTCAAACAGCTTCTTTTCCTCTGCAAGTGCTTCCTTGTTAGCCTTAATCCTTTCTCGTGCATTTCTTACTATTGTAGCCAGTTGCTCCTCATAAGCTTTGTTCTCAGCTTCTATTTGCTTTTTAATGTTTTCAATAGACTCGGCAGCCTGTCCTGCACTATCAGCTATTGCATTGTTTGCTGCTTTACCAGCACTGCCCATTCTTGGAAATCCAGTAGTTATCTTGCCGATAGAGTCATTTATCTGGATGTTTTTTATGTATGTATAGCCTAATACTGCCAACAAAGCACCTAAAAGAGCTGTAACCAGTAGTATAGGCGAAGCTAATGCTCCAAGAGCACCTGTTAGCCCACTGACTAATAGTGTAACAGAGGATATTACCTTCATAGCCATCAAAACTGTTACAACAGCCACCAAAGCCCCTGCAACCCCAATAAGCACGGGTACTAGAGCCTTGAAGGTGTTAAACATTCTCAGTCCACCTTCTACCACAGCTCTTAGAGCCAAAACTACTACCAATGCTACCTTTTTAAGTTGCTCTATTGATTTCAAGATAGCGTCAGTAACACTCTTGCTTGTTTCTAAAGCACCACTAAACATACCTACCTGAATAGCAGCAATCTTTATGTTGTTCTTGATAACATTCCATGCTCCTGCCAATGTGCCTGCCTGTTCAGCCATAAGTCCAGCATACTTATCCTCACTCAACTGCATTACAGTATCTTGTACATCTTCAAAGGATATGTTGAGCTTGTCTAGGTTCTGAGACAAATCTTGTACTGATATTCCAAACTTGTCTGCTAAAGCCTGTGCTACTGGCAAACCTGTTTCTGCCAACTGCAAAAGCTCCTGTCCCATTAGCTTTCCCTTCGCTTGTACCTGACCTAAAGCTCTTACTAATCTTTCAAAAACATCATCTCCAAGTGCAGCTGATATATCTCCAAGACTTTCCATTAGAGGAATAACTTCCTCAATAGCAAACCCATAAGCCAAAATCTGCTGAGCCATAGCATTGAGTTCGTCTAGCTCAAATGGACTTGCTTGAGAAATTATCTGTATATCATGAAGTAGTGCTTTTGCACCAGCCATAGATCCAGTTAGCGAAGTGAATGTCTTTTCTAGTTTCTCGTAGTCTGCAATACTTTTAACAACAACAGCACCCAACGCAGTAGCAGCACCCGTAGCAATAGCAGCCACCTTAGCAAAGTTTCCAACACTCTGTTTAAGCTGACTAAACCCAGCTTTAGCCTTGTCGTCTAAAAGAACTTCAATAATTACTTTCTTTTTAGTGTCTGCCATTCATTTTCGAGTTTAGTTTATTTCTGGCTCTATTATCTTCTAGCCTTTGTCTCTCGGAGTCCATAGCGTCTATGTAAGCCAGTAGTTCTATCCACTCCCAACTCTCTTCTAGCACTTCACTTGGCAGCTTTTGGTATCTCTTACATATCCTTTGTATCAATAGCTCAATGGGAACTTGACCCTTTCCATAGACTATTGCGTCTCTAAGGACACTCTTTAAGCTTTTTTTTCAGTACCCTCCAACATCTTTCTAGTGTCAAGACCAATTTGGTTTTGCACCTTTAGATAGTCTGCCGCCGATAACTCTTCTAAGTACTTTGTACTAGGCTCTATTTCCTTGTCTCCACTTTTAATGGACACACAGAAAATAGGAAACAGCTTGGGTATGTTCACTATAAGAACACCAGCGTCAATATCGGTAGAGCCTTTCCCAAGCATTGTGTCTCCAAACATTATATTCATCACCTCCATTACCTCTTTCCCTTTCCAATCGGTAATAAAGTATAGTTTGTCTTTTCCTATTTTAACTTCCTCGCATTGTCTCCCTTTTATCTCCATTTACTTACTTACTAAAATTATAAGGTTGTTACTGTTCCTTTCATAAGTCCGTTAGTCTCGTCATCATAGTTAGCAGTAAATCCAAATGTCTGCTCTACAATTCCGTCTAAATCGGTACTTCTGTTCCAGTCCTTGAATAATACGCTAGGGAACTCTATCTCCCAGCTGTATACTCCATTATTCAAATCTATTACCATAGCTTTAGCAGTATCATCTAATGCAAAATCTCTGATAGTAGAAGCGTCATAGGTAATAGTTATGTCTCCTGTTACTGACATCCTTCCATTCATTATGTCATCAGGTTCTGTACTTCCATTAGCCCAGTCAATAGTTACATTCTTCTCTATGTTTAATTGGAAGTTTTTAACTGTCATTGCAGTTGGACTTGATAATCCTGCGTAGTTAGTAGCATACCCAAAGGTTACATCATCTGGTGTAAATAGGGTAGCACTTGTAGAGTATGAAGGTGTTAAAGTCCCTGCTGTTTCTTTAGCAGCCATAAACTCCATACTAAGGTTCACATAATCATCGGTATTACAAGTAATAGTACAGCTATTAAGCATACCTCTTGCGTAGGTGTTATCTCCCTCTACTGGGTCTGCTGTAGCTATTGTGAATGAATTATGTATATTACTGTTTTCTATCTCATACACAACTGGAGTACCAGTTCCTGCAGCACCAAATATCATTCTATTTAGTGGTGTTAGGAAGCTGTCATACAGCCTCATTGTAACAGTACCCTGAGAATACTCCTTAGAGACATTCTCTTTTAGAGGAGATTCTATTCTCCCCATACCTGAATCGTCAGTAACAAACTCTACAACAGGAATAAATCCCTGTCCTGTGTGTGGATACCACTCACTTGTAGTTGGGTCTACTTTTGTACCCCTTATTGACTCAACAGCAAAAGCAATTTCTTGTCTTGCTCCGACGTGTTCGTTTGCCATTATTTCTTAGAACTTAATTTATTTATTTCTTCTTCGGTTAGCACCTTTCCTACACTAGGTACAAAAGCTTTAACCTCTGGTTTCAGCTCCTCAGCTTTAGGTTTGGACTCCTCAGTCTTCTTTGTCTTAGCCACGACTTATGTTTTCCTTAACAATTAAATTAACGACTCTCTTATATAGACCTAGCTCATCATCATAATCATCAGAGTAGGTCGGATTAAAAGACCAATCAACTCCTAAACTTGTCATAGTAGTAAAGTCTAAAAGTCCAGTCTTCACATAATCCCAAGCTTCACGAAGCCTTAGCATAGCTTCTTCAACCTTTTCCTCTTCACTCTGTTTATCTATTATACCATAATTGACACACAGACTAACCTCAATATTTGTATTAAACTCAACATTTCTATTGTCTACACTTGAACCTTCTCCACTGCTGTCTAGCAGTATTACAAAAGGATACCCGTCATCTTGAACCCAGTTAGGATAGGTGTACACCCCCTTAAAAGAAGTAGTACCTGTTCCATCTGTGGAAGTCCAAGAAAGGTTAGTAAAATAAGTCTTCAGGTTTCCCATTACTGTTGCTATGTTCATTGTGTATACTTATCAAGTAATTTAGACATTTCCTTTGGTAAAATCGTGTTGTTAAACCTTTTTTCTATTTCTGTTATCTGTCTTGGAGAACCCTTTTGATACTTCTGAGTACCTCTTCGTGCTATCTTTCTAGCTATTAAATAACCTGCACTTCTATCCATACCATGTAACATAGCCCATTTTTGGAGAGGCTCTACTGGTGGCATTTTACCTGGTCTCCTACCATACTCTAATACTATGTCTCCATACATAGGAGTTCTGATCTCCAATTTGTTTGCATAAGTATACCCGTCTATATTGTTTTCTAGCTTTCCTGTGGTGGTGTGTGTGGATACTTCTTTTCTTACTTCGTCTACTAACTTCTCTTTCATTCCTATCAGAGCTTGTTTTTTAGCCAAGTCTCTATTGGACTGATTGTTTATCCACTTATCCACTTCTCTTGTATCCCAGTGCATAACAAAGCTCATGTTTGCTTCCTTAGTAATACTTTATATCTATTAAACAGAAAGTTCTTTCTAGGTGTGTTAGTTACTATGTAAGTCTTACTATCCCATACTATCTTGTCTCCTTTGACTATATTACTAGCATTAGTACCCTCTACATTAGACACAAACTCTCCTAGCTCTTGTCCTAGTATAGCTACTGTGTCTTCGTTTCTTCTTATGATAAACATATCAATAGTAAAATCTGCTGTACCTGGGTATGTGGAAGTCTTTGTAGTATCACTGTCGTCTATATGATACACACTTGCACTCTTTAACTCGTTGCCAAATAGGCTCATTAAACTGTTACGCTAAAGTTAATATTAGCTTTATTACTCACATTCTCAAATATGTCTAGTGCTTTTCTCTTTAATTGCTTTGGATTACCTAAGTCTACTGTAACACTTCTGTAACTTTCACTCATACCTTCTTCACTCTTGGAAGCTATTAAATTAGCACTATTATCAGCATTGATAACCCCTTTAATGTTTTGGTACTCTGCCAATGCCCAGAATACTATTCCTAAATCAGCGTCTCGTGGGTAGTCAAAGTAATCATTACTCCTTACCTCTCCGTCAAATGTCTTATACTTCTTGTTATAGACAAAATTGTAAGTACCTGCACTAAACACACTAGAATCTATTAGTCTTATCTTATCCGTTCCCTCTGTTTGCCAGTACACTCTTTCCTTGCTTATATCAATCTCTGTATCCTGGATATTCATAAACTCGTTGCTCAAAGAAAAGTACCCATTACTTATGTCCGTAGTAGTGATTGTTATGTCTTCGTCTACTATATAAGGTACGTGTCTTGAAGCAGCCAGTATTCCTTGGTCTAAAAACTTCAGAGTCTCTTCGTCTGGAAGAGTGTAATCTGGTGTGTAGTCTCCAATGAATCTTCTAAACATTGTGTATATATCAGCAGCCATTGTATTTCTATGTTAATTTATTTACTTTTTATATTTATCTTACCTTTTTGGAAAGCTTTCTCTCCCTCCATAGCTATAATCTTTTTCTTACCTTCCTTGGAAAGTTTTTTAGCATAGCTCTCATACGTAATAGCTACTGCACCTGTTTTTGTGTCCTTTACTAAATACGCTTTTTGCTCTTTACCCGTT